TGCCGCAAGTACTGTGACCGGCACAAGCCACTTAGGCGCGGTAGTATCAGTAACTGGTAACGTCACAGCAGCCAACGTAATTATCAACGGTACTGCAGCCGCAGGTAGTGGTGTGCTAATTGTATCGGGCAATATTCAAACCACATCTTCTAACGCCACAGCCAATATCGGTAACACTACCAACTATTTCAATACCATATTTGGTAAAGCAACCACAGCACAATACGCCGACTTGGCAGAACTTTATTCTTCAGATGCGGTGTATCTACCAGGCACAGTGTTGGACTTTGGCGGATCTCAAGAAGTAACATTGAGCACACAAGTAGCCAGCAACAAGATAGCCGGTGTAGTATCTACCAATCCTGCTCACTTGATGAATAGCACACTTGACAGCGATCACAAGGTAGCAGTGGCGTTGACAGGTCGTGTGCCAACTTCAGTAGTGGGCACTGTACGTAAAGGCGACATGATGGTCAGTGCCGGTAACGGACATGCACAGGCCAGTGCCACACCTGCCATGGGCACGGTGATCGGTAAAGCACTGGAAAACTTTGACGGTGCGTCGGGCGTGATTGAGATTGTGGTTGGTAGACTATAAAGTCTGTTCCACCTGCTGAATCTTTTGCTGAACAGCATCAATGTTCATGGTATTCCATAACCCAGGATGCATGGGCTTGGGCCACGTACCAGCGTCAATCCAGGCATAGCCTAGGTGTTCGTAGTTGAGTCGGGGTGTAAACTCTGCATCCACAATACAAACCCAGGTGTGATATTCAAAGGCTGCGTCAGCCGATGTGAACTTTTCCAATGGTATCAATCGCAAATACGTGGGAAAGAAACCCAGTTCTTCGATGCACTCACGTTCCATACCACCCAGTAGCGTTTCGCCTGTTTCAATCTTGCCACCAGGTAACCCCCAAGCACCTGGATGCTTGACATCATTACGCAAAAGATAAAGATAGCGTCCGGTGTCCCGACTACGGAACCACACGCCCACTGCCTTCAAAGCACTAGAGTCCATGTGCCTCCAGGATACACACCCTGATAACTCTTGACCCACATGCCATTGTTCCATTCGTATTGCACACCTGTGGTAATGTTGGTAACGTATTGCACTGTATTGGCCTGCGCCACACTGTTAAACACTATCTTCCAGTACGAGCCGGTCCATTCAATCACATCATTTGCTGATGCGATCAAAGCCTGTCCAACAGAACCCAACCATGCTTCTGGCGGATATGTGTTGATTGCACTGCCAGTTGACTCGGTCAGCAAATAGCGTTGACCCACAGCAGGTGCAGGCAGTCCATAGTTGGGACCGGAGATCAAGGGATCAATAATGGCAGTGATAGGTGCCAGTGTGTTCTGAGGTGCAGTATCCTGGTCAATATCAAGTATCAACAGTCGATCATCATTGGGATTGATCACAATAGTGCCCACAATGGTTGTGCCGTCTTCTTGATCCAGACGCAGTTGACTGATACCTGGTCGCAACACACCGTAAGCATTGATCACCGCGGGCCACAACAGGCTGCTACCTGCCACAATTGCAGTGGGATTTAAATCTTCATTTGACCCATTGGGCACAATGGTTCGACTTTGTAAACATTGTACTTGGTTACCAACTACCACAACTTCGTACATCCAAGGGGTAACTTGTACTCTGGTACCTAACAGCAAATCGTTTTCGTATATGGCATTGTTGACATCACCTTGAGCATCGTACATGCTCATGATCACACGTTCAACCACACCCAGTTTCTTGACCTTGGCTGGTGAACTCAACCAAATTGGCAGGCTAAACTTGATGGTGGCCATGTCAATGGGATTTTCTGTACCAATAGGCACAGTTCTTGAAGTCCAGGTCACTGATTCCAAATCAACCACACTCAAACTAGTCCAGTCAATAAAGTTGTCTGTGCTTTGTATTTCAAGACTGGGGTTAAACAGCGTGAGCAACTGTTCCAACAACTGCATTTTTTGGTTGGTGTTTGATGTCCAGATATCCAAGGTAATGCCCAGTTTGTAAGGCACAGGCATTAAGCGTTCTACTGTAAACGCATTGCCTTGTGTTGTTTCGTATGAGTCTGTTTCGGTGTCATAGGTGCGCTGACGCACATTGATCTTGCTCACGTGATATGGCTCTTGCATTCTAGGACGATCAAAATCTAGGCTTGATACATAGAAAGTCATTAGCGGTGATGCTGGCATTGAGTTGCGGCTGTTCTCTTGGATAATAACTTGTGCATTACGACTGGCATCTCCGTAGCGAACAGGCACCCGAATCAAGGCCGCATTGTTCACGCCATCTGTTTCGTTACCGTATTCGATTTGAAAGTTGCTGACGATTCGTGTGAACTGTAGCAGGAACCTGCGTATTTGTGCGTCGTAAAAAAATTGGGACATGCTCATTATGTTTAACTCGATTTCTGGCCCGGTTGTGTATCTGGAGGCGGCTTGGGATCCAAGAAACCTTTCTGGTCTCCGTTATCCGCACGTGGTCTCAGTATCTGGCTGAGACTCTGACGTTGTGGAATATTACCAAGATCTGTTGTGGGCGTAGTGTATGTATTGTTAACAAAGCCTGACCGTAAAGTATCATTGGCAGGCCCGTTGTTGAGATTTGTTCGCACTTTGTCTTCAATTTTGACCCAACGCCGGCTGTCATAACGGAACAGTCTATTGGGGAAGTAATCCACTCGCAAGCAGTAGTCGCCTGCTACAGCACCCAATGGGAATTGTACCCCACTTGTGACTGGCAATCCATTTGGAGGTACACCATCGCCGGTGAGATAGCCCACAGTGTAGCCATCAGCTTTGGGTGTGACATTCATGCCACCTTGTGTGCCATCCACTGTGTCTCCATTTATTGTGGTCAATGACGTAGGATTGGCTGGTTGACCATTGTCCAGTGTGGCCACAACATACAGCGGCTTGACATCATAACCTGATGCTGGTACTTCCACATCTGCTTGTGTGAGAATAGCATCATTGATTTGATTGTCTTTGGTGCGAGTGCTGAATACATCGCTTTGTGTAGGCGGAGTGTACAATTCCCAATAATCTGTATTTGTGATTTCTGTACCAGCTGGAGTGTTTTGTTTAGCACGATAGTAAACATTACCGTAGTTGGTGACCCAACCAGTGGGATAGAAGTTGCCGTTGTCCCAGATGTTTTCTGACACCACAGGTTTCTTGAGTATGTCTTTGAACTCTTGATTGTTGGTCATTGGGGTGGCTTTTACACGCCAGGTGTGTGGCAACCAAGTTTGGCTCATGCCTTCTGTGGCATAGTCAGCGTCTTGTACCACATAGTAGCGTGGCAAAGGTTGTGGGATGGCCTGATTTAGTGGATAATAATCTTTTAAGTTGGGAACCTCCAACACATCTCCGTTCATGATCTTGCGTCCCAAACTGTCAATCATGTCGTTGAAGTGGAATGTGATAAACAAAGTATCGTTGTTCAAGAACAGGCCAAATTGTGTTAGGTCAAAGTCAATGTCTTGGTGATTGTAAACACCGCGCATGACGTAAACGTCTTGGTCATAAATTCTGTCACGGTTTTCCAACAACAGCAAGTCTTGGATGTGTAGCGGATCTAGTGTGTCGTAAATGGGTTGGGTAGCGTCACCGTTGCCCGAAAAAGCCGAATCCTCGCCGCCGGTTTGCGGTCCCATGTACTTGTGCAGGAAAATGTCGAGGCCACCAATTGTGTACATCTCCGAAATGGTACGATCCAAAAATTGGTAATCGCGGGTTCTATTAGGTCTGTATAAACTTAGGCGGGGCATAATAGTATTTATGGGCGGTTGACCAATAAATCCCAAAGTGCTATAATTACTGTATTGATACTAAAGGAGCCCTAATGAAACCCGTTAAACTGCTGAACCCCCGTAGTTCTGATACCAATGTCATGGGCGGGGAGCCTCCGTGGCGAACACAACCCACAGAAAATCGCATCAGTGCTTTGAGCAAAGCATTTTCGTGGTATAACTATTTTTACGGCAAAAAAGATGCTCGTGAAATGATTGTGAACTATTTAGAGTCACAGGATCGTCGAGCAGACGTGCGTACACTAAAAAGTATCCCAGATTCAGCAATACGTTTAACCACAGGCTGGTTGTGTCGCATGAAGATGGTGGGATTGCAATTGGACGAGCACGAAGAGATTAAACTGGACAACTTGCTAAAAGAAATACTTGCCAGCAAACCGACAGTTGAGGTGGAATCTGAGCCAGCAGTAGAAGGTCCGGCCCGGCCTAATATACAAGATCGATTGAGAGAAAAAGTGGGTGAGTGTGCGGCTGAACTTGATGGTATGTTCGACGAGTTCATGATGGCAGGTGCCAAAATGTCAGCGGACTACAAGCCTATTATGGTGATCCGTGGTATGAACGTGGTACCACAAATGATTAGTGAAATCTCCAATCGTTGGAAACGCAAACTAGCAGAATTTGAAGAAGCAGTGGAAGGTAAGGACCCTTTGTTGGTTGAAGCATACTCGTACCTGACCAAGATTCAATTGCGTAATTGTGTGAAGTTTTGCGAAGCAGTGATCAACGACTGTGGTGCTTATGTACAGATCAAGAAAGTGGAACGTAAGCCACGCAAGGTCAAGGCAGTACCCCCAGAGAAACGTGCGGCCAAGTTCAAATGTATTGCAGAGTTTGTGGAACTCAAGCTCAAGGGATTACCTGCCGCCGGCCTTGTGGACAAGGCCGAAGCCTGGTTGTACGATACCAAGAAACGCAAACTGATCCACATTGTGGCAGACAGTCACACACAGGCGTTTACTATCAAGAACAACAGTATTATTGGTTACAGCACCGTAGAAACCTTACAAAAAACTGTGCGTAAACCAGCAGACATTGTTAAGGCCATACAAGCCGCAGGCAAGCCAGCCGCTAGAAAGATCTACAAGGATCTAACCACTACAGAAACGCCCTGGAATGCCCGGGGCACTGAGAACCTGATCATACTCAAAGCCTGGTAAATAAGGGGGAACGGAGTCTCCCCAATGGCTGAACAAAATACCTTACCTGAGTTAAAGCAAAACCTTATTGAGTATTGCAAATTAACAATGGGTGATCAAATAGTTGATCTTGAACTAGACCCTGCACACTACGAAGCGGCATATCAACGCACCCTGGGCGTGTATCGTCAACGTGCCAACAACGCCTATGAAGAAGCATACATCTTTATGGAGTTGATTCGTGATATGAACATATACACCTTGCCCCAAGAAGTGCAAAGTGTACGTCAAATATTCCGCAGAACATTTGGAGATTCATCTGGACCATTTGCGTCAAACTTTGATCCGTTTGCACAGGCAAGTATCAACGTTTACCTTATGAATTTTAATGTAGCAGGCGGTCTTGCCACATACGATTTCTATTCACAGTATGTCGAGCTTGCTGGGCGTATGTTTGGCGCATACATGAACTACACCTGGAATCCTGTAACTAAAAAATTACAACTAATTCGTGATCCAAAAGGCACTGGCGAAAACGTCTTGCTTTGGGTGTATCAAACCAAACCAGAAATACAGTTACTAAGTGACTACCAAATCCAACAATGGATCCGGGACTACATGGTGGGTGCCTGTAAAATGATCATTGGTGAAGCACGTGAAAAGTTTGCTCAAATTGCTGGCCCACAAGGCGGCGGACAGCTAAACGGTGCCGCAATGAAGTCGGAAGGGCAAGCCATCATGGATGCCAAAATTGAAGAACTCAAAATGTATGTGGATGCCTCGCAGCCGTTAACTTGGGTAATTGGATAAATAATATTATGAACACTCTAAGAGACTATATTAACCTAGTGGAATCTGCAATGGCTCCATCACGATATAAAGTTATTTTTGTTGACCCTTCAGAAGGTGCAACAGTAGTAGGCCAAGTCAATTCTTTGGCAGAAGCCAAAAAAATTATCAAAGACAAGTTCAATGATATGTATGATACTGGTGATCGTTTAAGAAACGTTGGGTCAAACATTTTTGTTCTTGAACCAGAATATCGAAACACCGGTGAGTTAGCCTCTATTGATAACTACAAACACATGTATCATTGGATTATTCAGCCTTTGTGATTGAGTAATTTACGGCCCAGTTGCCAACCTTTAGACAATAACTCGTCAACAACACCAATCTTTACGGCAGTTACTTCATTGGTCAGAGGGTTGTGAATCCATCTGAGTCCTGTGCTTATTCCTTTTTGTATCCGCTTTTTGCGTTCACCTTGGCCTAGTTGCCATCCATTAATCAGGTAGGTGCCAACCTCATAGGGTTCTATTGGCTTTCGTTTGTTAGTAGCAGGAAAAAATACCCATTTTCTTCCTTTTTGTGTATCGCTGATTGCCTTTGCTTTTTCCGGACGGCAGGACGGTCTAACATTAAACCCCGGAGTTCCGTTCTTAGATTTTCTAGTAGCAGATTGACGAGATTTCTGTTCTTCAGGAACCGAACGACCTCTATTCCAAGTAGACTTACCTTTTTTAGAAACTGATATTTTTTCCCTCCATTCAGGAGTGAAGTCATCTGCTGTTCGGTTGTTTCTCATAACTTCTTTAATTGAGGAATATGTTCTTGCTGTCACTTTGTATATAGACCGACGATCTCGACCGGATCGGCACATCATCCATATAGCATAGATCATCTTTTTTCTGTTTGTGCCATTGGTCATTTTAGGTAAAAGTAAATGACATATAAAATGTTCTCTTCCTGTTAATTTAACTAAGTTAGATGCATCGTTGCTCCCTCCCATACTTCTTGGTATAATGTGGTGTCTTTCGATATAGATCAATTGATCCAGAGTTCTTGACTGTGCTCGGTGTATAATGTTAAAATAACATTTAGTGTATTTGTTTTCGATAAACATACGTTGTCCTTGTTATAGTATTTATTAGATTGGATAAAAAAATTGGATTGCATGATCGATCTTGAGGGTTTGGCAACAGGCCCTGACACCACTATTCTTACCATAGCCGCTCAGGCATTTGATCCGTTTGGGTCAGGACATTACGACCGACATTACTATGCTAGAGTCACACTGGAAAGCCAAGAAAATCGCACTATTGATGATGGCACAATTGCATGGTGGGCAACTCAACCCGAACATGCCAGGGAAGAAGCATTCGGAGAACAAGATCGAATTCCGTTGGATCAGGCACTGGATGAGTTAGCCCGGTTGATTTGGCACTCCAAGCTGATCTGGGCACAAGGTCCCACATACGACATGAACATTCTTGAACACGCCTATAAGAGCTATAACAAGCCTCTACCCTGGAAATATTACCAGGTGCGTGACAGTCGTACAGTGTTTAGTTTATGGCCAGAACAGCCCATTCCCGTCACCAGTCATCATGCACTGGAAGACTGCCGTAGACAGATTGGCATGCTACAAACAACACTTCAACATCTCAACGTAAAGGAACTTAAATGATCATTGGCATCTGTGGATTTATTGGTTCAGGCAAAGATACCATTGCTGATTATCTTGTTAATTTACATCACTTTCGTAGAGAATCATTTGCTTCAACTCTTAAAGATGCTGTGAGTCAAGTGTTTGGATGGGATAGAACCCTACTAGAAGGACGCACAAAACAAGCCCGTGAATGGCGTGAACAAGTGGATCCATGGTGGGCAGAACGACTGCACATGCCCACACTAACTCCACGCTGGATCCTACAATACTGGGGCACAGAAGTGTGCAGAGCCGGATTTCATGATGATATATGGATTGCCAGCCTAGAAAACAAACTGCGTCACAGCCAAGATGATGTTGTTATCAGTGATTGCCGTTTCCCCAACGAAATCCGTGCTATCAAAAATGCCGGGGGCCGAGTAATCAGAGTCACACGTGGTGCCGAACCTGCGTGGTATGATGCGGCGGAGAGTGTAAATCGCGGAGCCAACGGCAACAGTACCTGGGCACTGAGTCAGCGTAAATTAGAAAAATTTGGAGTTCATGCCTCAGAAACTGCTTGGGTTGGCACCAAATTTGATGTGGTGCTAGACAACAACGGCACACTAGATGATCTGTACCGCCAGGTCAAAGATCTGGTTCAAGATCGCCACGGCGCCAAGTAACATCACTGCGTTTTACTTCCACACTACAGTTCAAACATACTGTTCGTAGATTTCGTTGGCCGCTGTTGGTTAGATCACCATCGAGGTGAAACACAAATAATTGAGTAGGATATCGAGCTTTGAACCCGCACTTGTCACAGGCGGGTTTTTTCTTGTACCCATCCAGTTGCCAGCGCGGCACCGGTGCCTTTTGCTTTCGTCCTCGACGTTGACAAGCGGTACACATTGATCGGTAGTACACACGGTCATATTTGTGGTAGGCCACAGCTCGAGGCAACACTCCACATACTTTACAAAACGGTCTCATCGGGTATTTAGCACACGAGCCTACATATAGGTTGAGCAAACTGGGTGTTTTTGGCACTTGTCAATAAATATTAGAACTTGAAAAGGAAACCATTATGGCTTTAACATCACCCGGCGTAGAAGTAACAGTAATTGACCAGAGTCAATACGTACCTTCAGCTGTTAACACAGTACCTTACTTTTTGGTTGCCACAGCGCAAAACAAAGTATCCAGTGACGGAGTCACTGTAGCAGCCGGTACTCTTGCCGCTAATGCAAACAAAACATATTTGATCACCAGCCAACGCGATTTGGCACAAACATTCGGTGTACCGTTCTTCTACAACACCACAACTGGTACTCCAATCAACGGATACGAACTCAACGAATACGGCCTGCTTGCCGCTTACTCAGCATTGGGGGTCAGCAATCGTTGTTATGTACAGCGTGCCAACATTGATTTAACAGCACTCACAGCCAGTTTGACTCGTCCCACTGGCACTGCTCCTAACGGAACATACTGGATAGATACTGGTGCATCAAACTGGGGTATTTTTGAATGGAATGCCGCAACACAAGCATTTGAATTGGTAACACCAATGGTAATTACCGACACCACCGATGTGGCCGGCGGTGATGGCTCCGACCCAGTGGCTGATTGTACCCCACTAACTACTGTGGGCAGTATTGGCGATTATGCTGTGGTAGCAATCGATGACTATATTTTTACATACTACAAGAGATCAGGGTCAGGAATTTCAGCGGCTCTAAATAACACCTGGGTACAACTTGGCACAAATGCCTGGAAAACCTCGTATCCCACAGTGACAGGAACCAACGCAGTGGCCGGCGGCACCTTGACAATTGGTGCAAACTTTTATATCAACGGTGTACTACAAACAGTAGGTGCTGGGTCTACAGCACCTAGTGTAGCTGGACTTGTAACAGTTATTAATACAATTACACCAGTAACTGGTGTAACAGCTCGTGTAATTTTTAATCAATTGTATTTGTATGCCGACAGCACGTCAACTAACGACGGTTCGAGTATAGGGTATGATGGTATTATTTCTATTGCCACCGGTCCGTCAGCATATAGCACAGCATTGTTGACACAGTTGGGTATTGAGGCTACAGAATATGCATCGCCACAATACAATGCCAGCTACAGTTATGAACAACCTAAATGGATTTCCGGCCAAGGAACAGATCCAAATGCAGCCAGTGGCGACTATGTGACTGGAACACGCCCAACAGGCTCTGTGTGGCAAAATGTAAGCACTGCCAACAGTGGATTGAGTGTAGTGGTCAAGAAATACAGTGCCGCACTTGGTACCTGGATTGCACAGACTTGTCCTGCATATCTAACTGACAATCAGGCCAACTATTATTTAGACCCAACTGGTGGTGGTAAGAATATCCCAGCTGGTACTACCTATGTTGGATTTAATGCTTGGAACTGGTATCCTGTTAATGGAACAAACAACCCAAGAAGTGGATTTACTATCTACGAACGCTCAGCATTGGGTGCAATGGTTGCAACAGGCACCACAGTTCCAACAGGCAACGCATTTACACCTGGTAACGTGTTCTTTATAAGTGCAACTCAGCCAGGAACTACAACAAATTATCCATCTGTCAATTATAATTCTATTCCTGTTACTATAGGTGGTACAGGTACTGTGGCCAACTTTATTTCAGCAGTATCAGCAGCCGCAGTTCCTTATGTGAGCGCCAGCGTAAACTCAGCTGGCAACATTGTGTTTACTCACAGCGCCGGTGGAACCATATATGTAACCCCTAGCACCGGAACTCCTCTTACCACAGCAGGCTTTGCTATGGGAGATGACAATGTGAAACACGGAGCATCTGGTACTACTCTTGCATTGAGCAACTGGGTAACAACTCCATTGTTCACCTATACTCCAAGTTCTACTGCACCAGATCAAGATCCTGCAGATGGACGCTTGTGGTATTACAGCGCAGTTGATGCGGCTGATATCATGATCCAAGACAATGGTACTTGGCAAGGTTATCAAAACGTCACTAACGATGTTCGTGGTTATGATTTGACTGCTTGTAATGCCACTGGTCCTATCGTCAGTGCCACAGCACCTACTACACAAACCAATACAGCACTAAGTCCACTGGTTTATGGTGATTTGTGGATTGATACCAGTGACTTGGAAAACTATCCTAAACTATATCGTTGGCAGTCGGTCAGCGGTGTTGCACAATGGGTAGAAATTGACACCACTGACCAAACCACACAAAATGGTATTTTGTTTGCTGATGCACGTTGGGCCACAAATGGCACAACAGATCCAGTGGCAGATCCATTGCCAAGCATTGTGAGCTTGTTGACCAGTGATTATCTTGATCCAGATGCACCCAACCCTGCACTGTATGCACAAGGTACATTGTTGTTCAACACACGTCGTTCAGGCTACAATGTCAAGAGCTTCCAAATGGATTACTTTACAACTAGTGCTACAGACTATGCAATTGATGCGTACTCAGCTACCACTGCTTATGTGTACAACGACTTTGTGAGCTATAACAACGGCATTTATGTTTGTGTAGCAGCCTCAACAGGCAATGCTCCAACCAATGGTGCATACTGGGACTTGATTAACCTCAACACCTGGTTAACAGCAAGTGGCAACAAAGACAATGGCTCAATGTGGTCAGGTCGTTTGGCACAACGTGAAATGGTTGTGAAAGCATTGAGATCCGGCATTGACACCAGCGTGACAGCACGTGAAGAACAAACGCAATACAACATTATTGCTACACCTGCTTATCCAGAGTTGACACCAAACATGATTGCACTCAGTAACGAGCGCAACAACACATTGTTTGTTGTGGGTGACACACCAATGCGCTTGGGACCAGATGGCAACAGCCTAGTAGCATTTGCTACAAATAACAACGGTTTGGGACAACCCAACGGTGATGGTAACATTCTAACTAGTAATTATTGCGGTGTGTTCTATCCAAGTTGCCAAACTAGTGACCTTGGTGGCAACACAGTTGTTCAACCTCCAAGCCACATGATGGTGCGTACAATCCTACGCAGTGACGCCGCAAGTTACCCATGGTTAGCGCCAGCTGGTACACGTCGCGGTGTGGTTGACAACGCTATTTCAATTGGTTATATCAATGCCACAACAGGAGAGTTTAATCAAATTGGCGTAAGTCAAAGTGTACGTGACATCCTGTATGAGCGTAACATCAATCCAATCACGTTTATTCCCGGAATTGGTATCACCAACTTTGGTAACAAAACCACCACCGCCACAACCACAGCCTTGGATCGTATCAACGTTGCACGACTGGTTTGTTTCTTGCGTGGACGCCTGGAAGAGATTGGTAAACTGTACTTGTTTGAACCCAACGACACAATTACACGTAATCAAATCACCAACACTGTGAACAGCCTGATGATTGACTTGGTTGCCAAGCGTGCCTTGTATGACTACTTGGTTGTTTGTGACTTGAGCAATAACACTCCTGCACGTATTGACCGCAGTGAATTGTGGGTAGACGTTGCTATTGAACCAGTAAAAGCTGTGGAATTCATCTACATTCCCCTGCGTATCAAGAACACTGGGGCTATTGCTGCCGGACAATAATGAAACAGGGGCCTGATTTTTCAGGCCTCGTTTCAGGTAAATAAACATATAGGAGATAACAAATGGCAAGCGCATCACTAAACAGAATGACAGTACCGTTAGCAAGCGATCAATCCGCGAGCGCACAGGGCCTGTTGATGCCCAAACTCAAATATAGATTTAGAGTATTGTTTCAAAATTTTGGCGTAACTAATAGCACAACAGAATTGACCAAACAAGTGGTCAGCGTGGCAAGACCCAATCTAACATTTGAAGAAATTGCATTACCAATTTACAACTCAACACTGAAGTTGGCCGGACGTCACACATGGGCTGACATTGCATGTTCAGTACGTGATGATGCATCAGGAAGCGTTATGACTCTAGTTGGAGAGCAAATGCAGAAACAAATGGACTTTTTAGAACAAGCAAGTGCCGCAGCCGGTATTGACTACAAGTTCATGACTACTATTCAAATTCTTGATGGTGGTAACGGTGCAGACACCCCCACAGTTCTTGAGAACTGGGAACTGTATGGTTGCTACTTGAAGGGTGCTGACTACGGTGAATTGAACTATGGTACCAACGAAGGTGTCACAATCAACATGAACATTGCTTATGACAATGCCGCACAAACCAAGACATCAGTCAATGATGGTGGTATCGGTAGCATCGCTACAGGACTTGGACGTACTATCGGCGGTTCAGTGACAGGTGTTGGCGCTGGCGCATAAAGGCTAGCCGATGCCAACATTTGGTCAACAATTTGCACAAGGCTTCACTGAAGTCAATGCCTTGCGTGATTACACTCACGCAAGCAAAGTCTTTACTCCCAACTCATTTGAACTTAAACCTCGGTACAAGTTCCTTTTCCATGTTAGTTTCACTGTCAATGATACTATTCCTGGTCTCACCAACGTAATTGGTGCCACACAACTGAGTTATGTGGTCAAGACGGTGGACCTACCCAAGTACACAATCAACAACGAAACCTTAAATCAATACAATCGTAAACGTGTGATTCAAACCAAGATCAATTATGATCCTGTCACAGTAGTGTTCCACGATGATGGCGGCGACAATGTTCGCAAAATGTGGTACACATACTACAACTACTATTACAAAGATGCATCACAACAGTATCTAGCACCCAGCGCCACCAATGGTAGTCTTGGTGACTCAGCCAACAAAGTCACCGGCTTCGGATACAATGCTAGAGATATCTATAGCAATCAACGCATTGGTGATGTTAACGATTGGGGCTATATCGGCGAAGCCTACAATGACGGAACCAGTAGTGCATCAGGTAAACCTGCGTTCTTTAGAGACATTCAGATCACTGGATTTGATCAACACAAGACAGCCACTTATGTATTGGTTAACCCATTAATAACAAACTGGGCACACGATCAGTATGCCTACGCAGAAGGTGCGGGTATAATGCAGAACACCATGACCATTGCCTATGAAACTGTGAAGTATTACGAAGGTGCAGTAGGAAAAGCTCGCCCAGATCAGAACATACACGGGTTTGCTGACCCAACTCATTACGATCAGACACTAAGCCCAATTTCAAGACCGGGCAGTCGTGCCAACTTCATGGGGCAAGGTGGACTGCTGGATGCCGCAGGCGGCATCATTGAAGACTTGAGCAGTGGTGGACCACTGGGTTTAATTGGCGCCGCACAAAAAGCTGGCACAGCCTACAACACATTCAAAGGCAAAGATATCAAGAGTATTGCCATTAATGAAACAGTCAAACTGGGCGTGGGTGTTGTGAACGGAGCAATACCTGCTGCCATGCGTCAGATTCCAGGACGAGCCAGCGGTATGTATTATCCTACTCCCAAAGGATAATCTCAACTAATTAATTGCATATGGCCAGCATTAACTATACCAACTACAACATTGATCAAACTGTGCGAGTGTTTGATAGTTTCTACGACTATGACGTGAACATTCCTGTAGGCGATTACGACATTGTTAACAGTTACTTCAAGACAGTAATGACAACGAAACAAGCCGCAGACAACTTCACTGTGAGTTTGTTCAGAGTAGCACAAGATACAAATATTCCCCCGTTAACTTTGTTACAAACATTTCAGGCCAGCGGTGAGCAACTGGATCTCAACATCAACATGGCCTACTATCTCAACAGCATCCGTAGCCGTGCTACATTGTTGGGTGTGGGTGTGCCGGTAGCACCCAATTTTTACGCGGCTAGAAACGTGATCCAATAATGGCACACTGGGCACAAGGACCGTACACAGTAATCAATCGTGCCAAGTATGTGGGCAACGGAACACCACGTTACAGATCGGGATGGGAATTCTCATTCATGAAGTTCTGTGACACCAATGATGCAGTACTACAGTGGGCCAGTGAATCAATTGCTATCCCTTATCGTCATCCACTCACAGGCAAGATGACACAGTATATCCCGGATTTTTTGATCACATATCGCACTAGAAACAATCAAATGCGAGCTGAACTGATTGAAATCAAACCCAAAAAGCAGAGCGTGCTTGAGTCAAAAATGAGTTCTAAGGACCGGGCCATTGTTGCCATCAACTACGCCAAATGGGACGCGGCAACCAAATGGGCTCGACGCAACGGACTTACATTTAGAGTTATCACAGAACAGGATATGTTTCACAACGGTCGAGCATAAATAAAGGTGCCAGTCGCGATGTACCACCATCCACTGACTCTAACGCTTTGAAGGAGCATCAGCAATGTATTTACAAAACAAATACACTCGTTGGTATTATAATATTGTACAACGAGCACAATCGAGAATCTTGTCACAAGATATCTATACAGAAAAACATCACATCATCCCGCGTAGCCTTGGCGGCGATAACTCAAAAGAAAATCTTGTTCGTTTAACTGCACGAGAACATTTTATCTGTCACTTATTGCTTACAAAGATGACAGAAGGAAAGAGTAAGATGAGCATGTGTTACGCCGCCTGGCAAATGACACATATAAACGGCAGACCAAGATATAACGCTTGTTCTAGAACTTACGCATATCTAAGAAAAATATTATCAGAAGCATATACTGGAGTTCCGAAAACATCTATTTGGTGGACTGGTAAAAAGCATACTGAAGAAACGCTATTAAAACAATCAGAAGTCAAGCGCGGCCTAAAGAATCCAAACTTTGGCGTGATTCAAAAGCCAGAATGGAATCAAAAGAAGAGTCAAGCACAAATTGGAATATCTAAACCAAAGTTCACTTGCTATAAATGTGGTAAAATAGTAGGTGGCAAATCGAACCTAGAACGTTGGCACAACCAAAACTGCTTACTAAATATGGTATGACCAGAAAATTAGAAGATCTGTTTGACTTAGCACCCACTGAAGACGATGTCAATGTCTCAGTTCCGGCAATAGCCGAAAATAAATCTCAACTTGCGGCTCTTGATGACGCTATTGATAAAATTGACAATGCTCTCCCGGCGGTACGTGGACTTGATGCTACTGATCAAGAAATGGATGAGTTAGCAGGACTGGCTACAGGTACGTATAAGGATTTGATGGACCTTGGTTTTCAGGTCGATTCAAGATTTGC